TAGAAGAACTGAATGTCTAGAACTTTAAAAACTTTAAATCAATAAAGGAAGAACCAAAAAGTACCATAAACCACACAGAGTTTTTAAAATCTTCGGATATTTGTACAAACAAAATAAGAAATCATGCCAGACCCAATTAAGAAAAAGAAAGTAAATACTAAACCTAAAACATCTGCATTGGTGCAAGTACCTGCAGGTAAAGGCGCAAGTCGATATGTCAAAGCAGACAGCGCAGCAGGTAAGAAGATAGCAAAAGCCAAAGCTGCTGCAACAAGAAAGAAGTCAGGGAAGAAGTTACTTAGGAGTGAGCAACTTGCCCTTAGTAAATCTTTTAATACCACAAAGCCTCGCAAGAAGGTTAAGAAATAATATATTACCCGACAAGAGCAGAGCATCACCTATTGGTGGTGTTTTGTATTATACAACTATAAGTTGTATCTTTGTATCATAATTAAATAAAATATAACTATGCAAGGAATGCAATCACAAATAAGAGTGACAGAAACCGTCTACGGTGATGAATCTCAAAAAGGATTACTAGAAGGGGTCAGAACACTACATGACCCTGTAGCCTCAACACTTGGCGCAACAGGAAGAACAGTTATTATAGAAGACCAATTTGGTCAACCGCAACCTACAAAGGATGGTGTGACGGTAGCTAAGGCTATTGTACCATTAGATTCCATTGAACGTATGGGCTGTGAGATTATAAAACAAGCCTCTTTGAATACAGCTAAAGAGGCAGGTGATGGTACAACTACCTCAACAATTCTAGCTAAGGCTATTATTGAATCAGGTCTCGAATCTATGAAAGATAAGAGTGTAAATTACACCGACTTTAATCGAGGAATGCAACTGGCAGTAGATTTTATTTCAAAAGAACTCGATGAAAAAGCGCAGAAGGTCAACCTCAATAACATTGAAAGCGTTGCTACTATTTCAGCAAACAACGATGGCGAACTGGGTAGGAAGATAGCAGATGCGTTTAAAAAGGCAGGTGAACACGGAGTGGTGCTGATGGAGAAATCCGAGACCGCAGATACTTATGTATCTGTATCGGAAGGTTTTGAACTAGAGAAGGGTTATGGGTCAGACGTATTTGTTACAGATAAGGAGACAAGTCGTGCTGAGTACAGGGATGCGTTGGTGTTGGTGTCTAATGCAAAGATTGAAAGACTTTCTCAGATTGAACCTTTTGCTGAGTTTGCCATCACCTTTGGTAATAAAGCGTTAGTCGTAGTGGCTGATGTTGATGATAGTGTTATGGCTGCACTAGCCATGAATAAGGTTAAGGGCAACCTTAAGAGTGTAGTAATTGCTCCTACACATTTTGGCGTAAGGAGAAAAGATATCTTAAATGACTTAGCTATCTCTACAGGTGGGGTTATGATTGATGAAGAAACTGGTGATAACTTTGACCAGTTTGCTATTCCAAACGACCTACAGGAGAGAGATTTAGCTTTTGAGACTATTGCTATCGCATTGGGTAATACAGAAAAAGTGGTAGCTGATAGAAGTAAAACTGTATTCTTTAATGAAACAACAGAACTAGTTACTGAACATATAGCTGTCCTAAAGACACAGGTAGAAAACGAAAAGAATAAAGGTGAAAAGAAATTCATCGAAGAAAGAATTGCTAAAATCTCATCTGCGGTGGCTACGGTACACGTAGGTGCATCTTCTGCATCAGAACAGGTAGAGAAAGCTGATAGAGTAGATGATGCAATACACGCTACAAGAGCAGCCTTAGCAGAAGGAATTGTCGCAGGTGGTGGAGTAGCTTTACACAATACGGCAGTATTTGCTCAATTAATGTACAAAGATACTAACCCTGCAGTTGATGCAGGTTTTATGTGTGTAGCAAGAGCATGTACAAAACCAGTAGAGGTTATTCTCTCAAATGGTGATATTGTTTATATCCCTGCTGAGTTTATATCCCTTAATCATGGTATCAACGTTAAAACAGGTAAAAGAGGTGATATGATTAAGATGAAGATTATTGACCCAGTTAAAGTAACTAAGTCAGCACTACGTAATGGAGTGTCGGCTGCTGCTACGCTGTTGTCAACAACTACAACTATTGTTAATCTAAGACGAGCATAATGAAACAAGAAAAGGAAGCTAAACAAATTTCACTAAAGGATAAGTTAGAAACGGCAATAAAAACTGGTGTTCTAACAAAGAATAGTATGAAACACCCTACTTATAGAGTTCAAGTATTTGTTGCTCATGGGTATTTTGAGTACGAAGTAAATAAGGTGGAGCAAGCAATGGCTCATGCCCAAGCTATTATGAGTACTGGTGTGTATCGCAGAGCATTAGATGGAGAATCTGTTGAGTTTCATAAAGTATACAAGGTTAAGGTTAAGAGTAACCTTAGAGACTTAGGCTCTCAATATTATGATAAATTTGTAAGAACATGAGTCAGAGAAGAAGATTTAAAAGGAAAATGATAAAAGAACTTGGTGTGGAGAAATTCTCCGATGTCATAAAAAGAAAATTAAAAGATGAAAGCAGTAGGAGGGTATGTGCTGATACAGCACCTAGTAGGTCAGACAAGGAAGCGTAGTAGTGGACTTGAAGTACCAACAGAATTAGCTGATAGGTTTCTAAGGGGAACTATATTATCAGCCTCTGAGGAAGTAGGGAAAAAGGAGGTTGGTCTGGAAGCAGGTCAGGATGTCCTTTATGATAAACATGCAGGTCACGAGATTAAAGGCGTTGATGGACAAGAGTACAAAGTGATAACAGTTAGGGATGTAGCTGTCATTTTGTAGATTAAAAATAAAGTTGTATATTTGCAGTATGAAAACAAAAGTAACATATAGTTTCTGGTCGAATTGTTCACAATCGTGTAACGAAGGAAACTGTGTATGTAATGATTAGGTAAGTTTAGCATATATATTTTAAGACCCTTCGTGAAAGCGAGGGGTTTTTTCGTTTATATTGGTAGTTAAAGTGAGGGGTTCTCGCAAGCGGTCTGTAAAACCGTGCCTTTACGGGGAGTGGTTCGAGTCCACAACTGCCAACAACGAGGATAGTTCTGCGTTAGAGTATCGGTGAAGGTATGATAACGTAGTTCAATAATTCCTCGACTAGGAAGATGCCGTCAAGGTGGCAAATGAGGTTTGAACCCTCTGGTATCGTAATGATAGGGTTTCGATTACTCCATCTTCCTCAAAAGTAAACTGATAGGTTGACAAAATAGAAGATAAACTGGCAAGGTGTCAGACTCCCCTGCTAAGGGATGAGAGCGTTATGCGTTTGGGTTTCGAGTACCCTGTCTTCTTCAATATTGATGGGTAGTACTAATGGTAAAACTTTCGCCTGTTAAGCGACATGATGTGAGTTCGAGTCTCACCCCATCAGCAATATGTACGTCAGGCTATGGCAGCCAAGTGGATTCCAAACCCACAGGACAGAGTTCGATTCTTTGGGCGTGCGCAATGGAGAAGAAGCTAATCTAGTGAAAGCGCATGGTTGAAGCCCATGAGAGGTAGGAGCGTAACCTACTTTCTCCACAACTGTTCAAGAACCTGATGGTGAAGGGGTGCGCTTGCAAAGCGTTACCATGTGGGTTCGATTCCTACCTTGAACTCTTTTTTATATTTTTGTACCTTTGTAGTATGAGAGACAAGAGCCTTAGATATTGCCCTAAACATGGTGATACAAAGTTTACTAGAAAAAGAGAGCATATCTTATTTGGTAAGAAGGTTTGGTATTGTAATAAATGTAAAGCATAATGGCATTATTTAGCGATATAGAAGTAACAAGAAAGATTCAGAAACTCTACGGTGTAAGGGCTGTCGAGTGTGGTTTATCAAACTTTAGTTATGGTCATAATATTGATTTAGATAGCGGTGGTTATGAACAAGTATGGCATTATGGTGGAATTGAAGTACTACCTACTACAAATGCTATTGATACTATATCTTCTAGTAATACAGGCGATACCGAAATAATCTTCATTAAAGGTAAGATATATAATGCAGATGGTAATCTTGAAGACGTAGAACAAACAGCTATACTTAATGGTCAGAATAAAGTTGTCTTAAGTACACCACTTGCCAGAGTTTTGCAAATGTATAATAATAATGGTACTCCTTTATTAGGTGATGTTTATATTTATGAAGATGATACTATTATAACAGGTGTACCACAGACAGCAGCTAATGTACATGGTTTAATAACAATAGGTGACGAACAAGCAGCTAATTCACTTTATACAGTAGATGGTGATAAGTATACTGCTATCACTCAAATAGTAATTAGTGTTGGTACTTCAAACAATGCAGTCGCAGAATTTCTAATCCAACAAAAACTCAAAGATAAAGTATGGCGTACTTTATTTAATACTACAACTACTGATACTTTTGAGTTTGATTTAACCATCCCATTTATAAGCCCACCAAACACCGACATTAGAGTATTAGCTAAAACTGGTGGTAACAATTTAGAAGTATCTGCAACTATGGGATTTAGGTGCTATCAAGTTGTATAGGCGTTTGACATATTAAATAATTATATGTATCTTTGCAGTAAATACGGATAGTCCGTATATATTTCAAACCATTAAATATTTTTACATAATGGAAAAGTTTTTAAGTATTGCAGTAACCAATGAGCAAAACCAATTAGTAGCTGCTACAGGAATAATTTTAGTAGAGCAAGGTTCTACTACTACAGTAGTTGTCACTTATAAAGGTGGTAAAGTAGTTACAATCACCCACGCTACGGCAGGTGCAGGTGACGAAACTGCTAGAGATGGTATTCAAGATGCTCTTGAAGCTGCTCTAACAACAGCATGGACTTCGCCTGTGTACTCTGTACCAAGCACGAATCTTCCTTACGCTGTATCAGGAATAGCAGTAGCATAGTAATATGTTATTTAATGAATAAAGCCTCCCATCAACTCGGAGGCTTTTTCTATATCCCTAATTCTCGCTCACGCTCCGCTATCATGCGCTTCTCACGCTCCGCATTCATTCTACGGATAGCTTTCCTATACATCTTATCTGCATAGTTATCACCCTTGAAGATTGGTTTGTTAATCTTGTTTTCTGGAATATGTTCTTCTTGAAGTAATTTCTTGTAAATTGTTGTTACAATTCGCTTGGCAGCGATAGACAGCGTATAAAGTGTAGCTTGTCTCCTAGTAGCATCTTCTCTCCATTGCTCTATATAACCTTTGTCACGCAGGGTATTGAATCTAGTCTTATCCCACGACAACAGCCCTTCAAATTCTTTGAATTGCTTACGTGTGAATAATTCTATGTCGGAAAGATATAATAAAATCTCTAAATCTGAATCTGTTATGTTGTATTTGCGCCTAGCCCAATATCTAACAACTCTCCAATGTTTTAAGAAGTTCTGTCTTGGTCTAGCCTGTTTTGCTAAGGTTTTCCCTTTCACTTCGTAGACTACTACCCTTTTCATATATTTTATTTACGTTTCTTGTATTTACGACCACCTTCGCCTTTTCTACCTCTGTTGGTCTTTGTTTTAACAAATCCACCTACAGCGTGGTCATAATCCTTACCTTTAATATTTTTACCATTAGCTTTAGCTTTACGTCTTGCTCTGTTAGATTCAACACGTTTCTTAACTTGTTCTGGTCTCTTATTAAGTTCAGCATCATAGGCTTGCTTTTTCTTAGCTGCTCCTCTGTTTTTTCTGTAAAATTTTGCACTCTTACTTAAAGCCATGTAAATGTTTTATTTATTTGTTACCTTTGTACAAAGATACATAATTAATACCAAAAATTATACTTAACCCCCGAAAGCGATTTTTAAAGCTATGATAGATTGGATGGCAGATGCAGTAAACAAAATAGGTAATGGATTTGGGGCGGTAAAGACCTTTCTTTATGGCGTATTTATTTTTTTAGATATAGATGTGGATATAGTAAAGATTTTAGCCATATTAATGGCAGTTGATACGGTATTTGGAATAATTAAAGCAATAAGGTTAAAGAAATCCGTAAATTTTAAAAAACTGATATGGGGAATGGTTACCAAAGTATCGGTATTAATTATACCAATGGTCTTAGCCCTAACAGCAAAAGCGTTGAGTTTTGACTTTTCGTGGTTTGTAAGTGCTGTCCTTAATATATTAGTTGTAGCAGAAGCATTCTCAATAGTTAATAACGTAATTAGTATAAAAGAAGGTAAAGATTCAGAAAGTCAAGATATAATAACTAGATTGTTACATGCTGTTAGAAATGGCTTAGGTACAATTATAGATAGATTATTTAAAACTATTAACCCAGAAGATAATAAAGATAAACAATAAGAACTATGTCATTAGCAAATCAAAACAATTTAGAGACACCTGCTATATTTAACAAAGCAGCATCAGGTGGTTTTGGTCAAATTCAACTTGTTACAGGCGGTACTGCTGCATCTGAAACAAATCAAGAGTTTGCATCAATATATGCAGAAACAGATGCTGTATTTAACTACACAAGTGCAGCTAACCCTAACTATGGAACTGCAAGTTTTACAGGTATTGCTGTGGCTGCAGGTGGTTATTTTGTAGCTCACATGAAAACAATAGTAGTAACTACTGGAACAATCCTTTGTAACTGCTTAACAGAAGACCCAGATGCCTAGAATAGGAATTAATGTAGGAATAGGTAATACTTCCATTATGGGAGGACTAAGTTTTGGTGCTAACATAATTACCAATGGTGGATTTGATGCCGATACTGACTGGACTCTTAGTGCAGGTTGGGCTATTGCAGGTGGAGTATTATCTGCAGACGGTACAGGTACAGCAGGTGAAAATGCACTACAAGGCGCAGGTGCTGCTAACAGTACAACTTACCGATTAGAATTTGATATGTCTAACTATATAAGCGGTAACCTAGATGTTATTGTAGGTTCTGTTAATCTAGCAGACATGGCAGAAAATGGTCATTACTCAGTAGATTTCACCACAGCAGCATCACAAAACGGTGTACTATTCCTTCAAACTTATTCCTTGATTGCAGATATTGATAACGTAGTATTAAGAGAAATATTATAAAAAAACAAAAATTATGCAAATAGGTATCTATACAGAACGTGAGATGGAAATCTACATAGAGAAAAACTTTGGAGATGCCGTTTCTTTTAGTGGAAAACAAAAAAACCTAACTAAATTTGGTCAAAATGAGGATGTTGGTACTGCATTAGAGGATGTTTGGTCAACTGGTGGGGTAGAGTCTCTACCTACTAGTAATCTAATTACACATATAGCATCAAGTAGTGGAAGTGATACAGAAGATATAAAAATTGAAGGACATACAATAGATGTAGACGGTAACCTTTCTTTCGTAATCCAAACAGTAACATTAGCAGGTCAAACAAAAACAGCATTACCAACACCTTTAGCCAGAGCAACAAGGGCATTTAATAATACTGCAGTACCTCATGTTGGTACAATATATATTGCACAGGATGTAACGTTTACAGCAGGTGTTCCTGCAAGCGACATACATTTAGAAATATTAATAGGTCAAGAACAATCTCAAAAATCATCAACCAGTATATCTCAATATGATTATTGGGTAATTACAGAATTAACAGCATCCGTTAAAAGAACTCAAACAAGATTTGTAGATTTTTTCTTTCAATGGAGAGAACAAGGAGGTGTATTTAGAACAAGAACTCAACCTATTGCAGTATCCAACAGTTCTGGTACAGATACTATTTCTTTAAGCATTCCAATAATAGTTCCACCAAACTCAGATTTTAGAGTACAGGCAATATCCTCTGGTGCAACAACTAGTGTAGGAGCATCTGCCTTTGGAGTATTAGCAATAAAGAAATCACAATTATAGTGATTAAAAACGTAGTTCTCGACTTCGGACACGGTGGTATAGACGAGGATGGAAAATATACTACAGCACCTAAGAAGATGCACACTTATGACGATGGAACTATCGCTCACGAGGGTGTACTGAATCGTCAAATAGGTGAGCAAATCTACAACTGCCTTAAAGAACACACAGAACTTAATGTTGTATTAACTGTTGGAGTAGACGAGCCTACAGACCTTTCTTTAAACAAAAGAATAGAAATAGCCAACAATCTTGACCCAAAAAGTACTATCTTTGTATCTGTGCATTGCAACGCATCACCATCCAATAAAGCAGGTGGTTATGAGATTTTTACAAGTATAGGGGTAACAGAAAGAGACGAATTAGCAAGCGAAGTGAGAGATATGGCTAGAAAGGCTAGTCACCGAGTAGGCATGCGAGATAGAGGATTAAAAGAAGCTAACTTCAAAGTACTACGTAAAACAAAATGCACAGCAATATTGATTGAGTGTGGTTTTTTTGATTTCAAACCTGATTTCGTTAAACTTAAAAATCCCCTCTTTCAAGGAGACTTAGGTTCGATGATATATACTGGAATCATAAACTATATAAATGGCAAGAATAGAAACATACCAATTTGATAACAATCTTAGTCTTGATGATTTTGTTATTGGTTCAGATGCAGATAACGTAAACGTTACAAGGAACTACCCTTTAAGTGGTATGTTCTCTACTTTTAAGACAGCACTTAATCTTGCATCTATTGAGTATACTTACTCTGACGGAACAGACCCTTTACTTGATGAATTTAATGCAGGGTATTTTACTACAAATGGTAACGAAACCGCAGCAGC